TCATCAGCTACCGGCGCAGCGCCAGTGGATTTCTGGCCTTAGCGGTGTTCCAAGACTTGAAGGCTAATGGGATTGATGCTTTTTACGACATCCAGAGCATCAACATTGCCCGCTGGCGCAAGCTCACCTGATCCAACCCAATCCTAACCGACCTCATCCGATCCTCTAGCTTGACGACTAGAACATCTGTGCTAAAATGCCCATACCGTAAAAACTGACGCCGCCCAACCTTTTTGGGCAACCGTCCGGGAATTTGGCGCCCGGCAGCATTCGGCTCCGCCGTGACTGGCAGGAGCAGGTGTTGCCGGGTTTTGCCGTCTCCGGGGCAGGCGGCGATACAGGCATAACAGGAGGACTTATCGATGACGGATCAACCGACAGTCAAATGGCTGCGCACCCAGGCGTATACCGTGCTGGCCGAACTGATGACCAGCGACGATGACCGGATCGCGCTGCGCGCCGCAACAGTGGTCATCACGTCGCTGCGGCAGGAGGCGGCGCGCGAGGAAGAGGCGAACAAGAAGGAGCGGCGAATTGTCGTCCGATACGGAAACGGAGATTCGCCCACTGGACGCACACCCTGGGCAGCATCAAATCCTGAGCAGCGCGGCGCGATTCCGGGTAGTGGCCTGCGGGCGGCGGTGGGGCAAGACCGAGACGGGGAAGATCGCCGCGCTTGAAACCGCTGTGCAGGGCGGGATCGTGTGGTGGATCATGCCCTCGTACTCGATGGCAAGCGACGTGTGGCGCAGCCTGAAAGGATCGCTGGACGGGGTGTGGACGGAGAAGAACGAACAGCAGCGGGTGATCGTGCTGCCCGGCGGCGGGCTGCTGCGCGTGCGCTCCGGCGACGACCCGGACAGCCTGCGCGGGTCGGGCCTCGACCTGGCCGTGCTGGACGAAGCGGCCTTTCTGCGCGAAGCCGTCTGGACGGGTGCAATCCGTCCGGCGCTCTCGGATCGGCGCGGGCGGGCGCTGTTCCTGAGCACGCCGAAGGGCAAGAACTACTTCTGGAAGCTGTACGGCTACGGCACAGATCCATCGCGCCCGGAGTGGCAGTCCTGGACGTTTCCAACCATCAGCAACCCGTACATCCCAGTGGACGAGGTCGAGGCGGCGCGGGCCGATCTGCCGGAGCGGGTCTTCCGGCAAGAATACCTGGCGGAGTTCATCGAGGATTCGGGCGGCGTGTTCCGCAACGTGGCGGAGCGGGCCATCGTCGCGCCGCAGTCCGGGCCGACGCCCGGTCATCGCATCGTCTTTGGCGTGGACTGGGCGCGTGTGGACGACTTCACCTGCGTCGCCATCATCGACGCCACCGCACGCCAGCTTGTCGCCCTGGATCGTTTCAACGGGATCGGCTGGGCCTTGCAGCGCGGGCGGATCGCGTCGCTGGCGGCGCACTGGCAGCCAGCCGCAATCTGGGCGGAGGCGAACAGCATCGGCGGCCCGAACATCGAGTCGTTGCAGAGCGAAGGGCTGCCCGTTCATGCCTTCACCATGACCAGCGCCAGCAAAGACGACCTGATCAACAGCCTGGCTCTGGCATTGGAGCGTGACCGTGACCCGCTGACCATCCTTCCTGACCCGGTGCTGCTCCACGAACTGCAAGCCTACACCATCGAACGGCTGCCATCGGGTCGCTATCGCTACAACGCCCCACTGGGCGAACACGACGACACGGTGATCAGCCTGGCGCTGGCCTGGTTCGGCGCGCAGTACGGCGGGATCAGCATCCGGTTTGCGTGAACTGATAGCCCTGGGCTGAAGCCGCAGGGCTGAAACCACGAAGCCCCTCCGGGGCTAAATGCAAAGCAGGCCGTATCAGCCCGCTTCAGCGGGCTTCGTAATCTCAGCCTGGTGCTTTAGCGCCGGGCACGGATTAGCCCGGTGTCGTGATCAATCCATTGATGGCTTTCACACCAGGCGCAAATTGCCCCGACATCACTATTCAGAAAGGGGGCCTATGTCTGGAACAACTGGCTCGTGGCGCAACTGGCTTGCGCGTATGTTCCGCACCAAATCCGCTGATCCCGGCCAGATCGTGCGCCTGATCGCGTCGCACAACGAACCGATCTGGCCGCGCCTGGACGGAGTCGAGCAGCAGGCGAACGAGTATCTGCGCTCCGCGTGGGTGTACGTGGCTGTGACGCGCATCGCGGAGGCGGCGGCGCTCGTGCCGTATCTGGTCTACGCCACCGACGGCGAGTCGAAGATCGCGCAGGACGATCACCCGATAGAGCGCCTGCTGCGCAGCCCCAACCCATTCCTGAGCCAGTTTGAACTGCTGGAATCGACCTTCGGATTCCTGGAACTGACCGGCAACGCCTACTGGCTGCTGGCCGGGTCGCCGGGCGGCGCGCCGCTCGAAATCTGGCCGCTGCGCCCGGATCGGATGCACGTCGTGCCCGACAGGCGGAACTTCATCGGCGGCTACGTCTACAGCGTGGACGGCGTGGAGATTCCGCTGGAAGCCGAGGAAGTGATCCACTTCAAGCGCTGGCATCCCAAGTCCGACTACTACGGCCTGAGTGCGCTGGAAGCGGCGGCCATCGCCTCGCAGACCGATCAGGCGATGGCGCGCTGGAACCGCAATTTCTTCTCGAAGGATAAAGCCGTTCCCGCCGGCATCGTGAACATCAAGAGCATGGTCTCGGACGCTGACTACGAAAGGATTCAGCGCGAGTGGAAAGAAGGATATGGCGGCACGGATCGCAAGACGGCCTTCATTCGCGGGGCCGACATCGCCTGGGCGGACATCGGCCTGACCCAGCGCGAGACGGATTTCCTGAAGGCGCGGCAGTTCAATCGCCAGGAGATTCTGCACATCTATGGCATCCCTGCCGGGCTGTACGAGAACAACGCCACCGAAGCCAACGCCAACGTCGCCCGCCAGACGTTCCTTGAGGACACGATCTGGCCCAAGCTGGTGCGCTTCGCCCAGAAGTTGACTCAGCAACTTGCGCCTTTCTACGGTACAAACCTGCTGATCCTGCCCGAAGAAATCCGCGATACCAGCGCCGACGTAGCCGAAGTGCAGGCGGCGGGGCCGTACATGACCGTCAACGAGATTCGCCAGCGCTATTTCCACGCGGATACGGTCAGTTGGGGAGATGGAGTCGCAGCCAGAGCGCCCGGCGATCAAACACCGAGGTGATCTTTCACAACATGCGTTTAGCCCCGCAGGGGCTTCGTAATCTCAGCCCTGTGGCTTCAGCCCAGGGCGAAAGGCAAGAGGTCTGAGAACGCATGACCAATACTGCAAGTGTTTCTACCGCCGTCAAAGCGCTATCCGAGGACGGCAGCCGTATCGGCGGCTACCTGGTGGTCTTCGGCTCGCCCGATCAGCGTGACCTGACGGGCGAATACTTCCACAAGGCTACCGATCTTGGCCTGGGCATCTACCCGCGTCTACCCATGCTCTACCATCACAGCGCAGACAGGGAGATCGGCGGCGAGATGATCGGCGTGATCGACACCTTCAAGATGGACGATCTGGGCCTGTGGGTCGAGGGCCAGTTGGACAAGCGCAGCCGTTATGTGCGCGCCATCCAGCAGCTTGTCGCAAAGGGCGCGCTCTCATTCTCGTCCGGCAGTCTGCCGCATCTCGTCGTCAAGTCGGTTGATGGCCGCATTGATAAATGGTGGCTGGTCGAAGCCAGCCTCACCCCGGAGCCAGCGGAGCCGCGCCATACCAACGTGTCCGCCGTCAAGCGCGCCTATGCCGCGCTCGGCCTGGACGTTTCGCCGCTTCAAGTTTCGCCCGATCTATCGAATGATTTCGATGAGCAGGAGAGTCCAATGTCTGAGCAGTTTGCCGACAACCTGAAGACCGTCGCGGAAACCGTCAGCACGCTGGCCGAAAGCGTCAAGAGCCTGCACCGTGAGGTCGCCGCGACGCGCACCGCGCCCATCAAACGCCTGCCCTACGCCGATCCCGCGCCCACCAGCCAGATCGAGGTGACACGGGCTACCAAATACAGCGACCTGAGCGCCAGCGACATGGCGTTCCTGCACGAGATTCTGTCGGGCAGTGTGCGCAGCTGGAACCCCGGCGATGCCTTCTACCGCGAACTGGCCGACAAGTCCTTCCGCGCGGTGAACAATGGCGCGCTGCCCTACGACGCCGTGAAGGGCCTGGTCAACCGGGGCTACACGAAGGCCAACGAACTCGACTCAACCACCCAGGCGGGCTTCGGCCAGGAATGGGCGCCCGATAGCTGGCGCGCCGAACTGTGGCAGCGTGTGCGCCAGGATAACGTCGTCGCCCCGCTCTTTGGCATGGTCGAGATGCCCACGCAGCCCTACGAACTGCCCATTGAAAGCACCGACCCGACAGTGTACTTCGTCCCGGAAACCACCGACGCCAGCCAGCTTGTCCTGGGCACGGGCAACCCGATCACGTTGAGCAAGATCGGCTCCGGCAAGGTGCAGATGAACGCCAAAAAGCTGGCGCTGCGCGTCTCATGGTCAAGCGAACTCAACGAAGACTCGTTGATCCCGGTTATCGCCAACTACCGCCGCCAGTCGCTGCGGGCCATGCAGAACGCCATTGACAACGTGCTGGTCAACGGCGATACGGCGACGGGCGCGAACACCAACATCAATCTCATCGACGGCACGCCGACCTCTGGCACGAAATACCTGGCCTTCAATGGCCTGCGCAAGTACTGCCTGGTCACCAACACCTCGCAGGCCAAAGACGGCGCGGGCGCACCCACGCTGCCCCTGCTGCGCGCCACACGCTTCCTGCTCAACGGGGCCTATGCCGTCCAGCCGCGTAACTGTGCCTGGATCGTGGACGACTGACGTTTACGAGAAAATTGAACCTTTTAACTTGGCGGCCTTCCTGTTCACCATAGGCGCTTGGAACAAAGCCCCAACTGATGTAGCACTGCTGCCACTTCCTCCTGTTCTGGCTGACGTAAGCGGGTTTGGAGATACATCTAATGGCATATCGAAACAGACGGCTCTGGGAGCTTCTCGCCAAGCTGTCCGGGATCATCTTGGTCGCCGCTCTTGGGAAACTGGTCGTGGGGCTACCTACTGAGATCATTATCGTGCTGGTTATCATCACCGTCATTGTGGCGTACTACCATGCCAGCCAGACACCAGCAGAACCGTTTCTCGTCTCTACCTTCCTCACGTTTCAATAGCGAGATGACTCGATGAAGTGGGCCTACACCCACTTCATCATCTTGCTGAATTGGGCGAATATTTAGTACTTTAGTTTCCGCTAACTGAGATGGCTGAAAAAGACGGTAATGGAGCCGAAACGTGGTACGCTTGTTTTGGCAAAAAAGAGAACCAGGTAGGCTCCATAACCGT